TGAAGGGCGATGAGGGGAAGGGCCAGACCGGGGTTGCGGCAGAACCAGAATTGAAGGGGGACGTAGAGGGTGGTCTCGGGGAGAGCATTGCGGGGAGCGCAAACCTGGCGAGGAGCGGAAGCGTCGCAAGGGCCATCGATGTCGTTGAAGGAGGGGTCGGTGATGAAGGTGAGCTGGGTAGTGTTGCCGATCATCTTGAAGTAGCCACGCTGCTGCTCGAGAGACATAGTAAGCTGGTTCCAGATGTGCATCCAGTCACCGTACTGGCGGTCGATACGCTGGCCACCGATCTCAACCTCCACCTGGGAGATGAGCTGCTCACCGGGGAAGTCGAGCCAACGGGCATAAACGCCACCGGAAGAGCCCTTGAGGGGCTGTCCGATCTCGGGAAGAGTCACCTGAAGGTAGGTGCGGTAAGCCAAATCACCATTACGAGAAATGGTGCAGGTCACACGGCGACCGAAGTCAGCCTGGCCGTTGAAAGTCTGCTCGATAGACTCCATAGCGAAGTTAGTGTGACGCTTGTAGGAAACCTTCCAGAAAGTGATCTGGGGGTTACCAGTCAGGTAAACGTCCTGTGCGCCGTAGGCGACAAGTTGCATAAGTCCTCCACCCATTGTATGAAATTGCTGGTTATACTATTGAAAAAGAAAAAAAATTTACGAAAATGACATAATTAAACGATTTTACTAAATACAAATTAAACAATAATTACTAAACCTCTTTATAATCAAAAAGAATTCTCATTCTTACTTCATTGGGTGATTCATAGCGGTTACCATATATACATAATACTACGTTGGTATTCATAATAATTAACAGGTGAGAGGGCGGTTATTGTCATTGTGAGCGTATGTCTTTATTCAAGTATAAACCTCCTAAAAAAATCATATTAGATGAAAGAAGCATAACCACGCTGGATAGTAAGCATAAAGAACTACAAACCGAATTTCAAAATATCGAAGATACGGTTATACCGACGCTCGAAGAGGAGAAAAAGTCCCTAAAACAACGTTTGGAAATACTGCGTAAAGATATATCGGCCGAGGGTGGCAACGGCAACGGCAACGGCAACGGCAGCGGCAGCGGCAACGGTATTCCTAAATCAGAGAAGTCTGTCATTGAAGAATGCCTTGAAATTCGCGACCGAATCAAAGAAATAAACGACAGCATCAAGAAATATAAACAAAACTATAAAAACTATTACCTTCATAACAGTGAGTATATTTTCGAGTATTTCGAAAACAAGAAAACAATCACGACGGGTGGTTCAATGAAAACAAAATCCCTAAATGCGTTCTTCAATTTACCGGAGGCCAAAAAGACCGAAGAACTGTTTAAAATCCAGCATAATACTGTAGAGAAATACCTGGCAAATATCGACCAGAGTTATATGGATATCTCTAAATATGTGTACCCGACAGATATATGCCAGTTTTGTCGACAGGGAGAAATGATACCAGTTGAAAGTGAAGGGATTATGGTATGTAACCAGTGTGCTAAGCACGTCGTTTTTCTTATCGATAATGAAAAACCGTCGTATAAGGAGCCGCCTAAAGAGGCGTGTTTTTACGCATATAAACGCATCAATCATTTCCGCGAAATCCTCGCACAGTTTCAGGCGAAAGAGACCACGTCGATACCTGACCACGTACTTGAAAGCATCAAACAGCAAATCAAAAAAGAGCGGATTGAAATTACCCAATTCACAGATAAGAAAGCGAAGGAGATTATGAAGAAACTGGGATTTAATAAATATTATGAACACATTCCATTTATTAAAGATAAATTGGGGATTAAACCTCCGGTGATGACGCCGGATTTGGAAGACCGATTGTGTAACCTTTTTATGGAAATCCAAGGACCTTATGCGAAATTCTGCCCGGATGACCGGGTGAATTTCCTGAATTATTATTATACGGTTTATAAGTTGTGCGAGCTACTGGGGCGACGCGAATTCCTGCCGTTTTTCCCGATGTTGAAAGACCGCGAAAAACGGATTGAACAAGACCAGATATGGAAGCAGATATGTATTGAGTTGGATTGGGAGTTTATTGCGACTGCGTAGGGGATCTATCAAGATTTAATTGATACACTCCCAATCCAACGTTGTTCACCACGATCAGGAACAACACTTACTGCGTTTTTCATAAATGCCTGAGTATACGTAGTTGGTTCATTACCCTCGGTATAAGTCCGAAAACTATATGATTTACCGAGTTTGTTTAATTGTATATCAAAAGTATCACTATATTCATAAGGTTCAATCCTAAATTGAAGTTGTTTAATTCGCTTAGCAAACTTAAAATTTGAGTCGGTAGGTTGATTCAATGTTACTATTTTTGGAGTTTGTGATTCCAGACTACTTTGAACATTTGTAACAGTACAATCGAATGTTTTATCAATCGGAGGAACAGGATGACGAGGGTATTCGGTTACTCCAACAGTTACAGTGTCTCCTACTTTGACTCCAATTAATGGGTCGGGATCAAGGTCCCCCCCCCTCATAACCTTCCGTGATTTCACATTCTTCCTCTTCAAAGAACGCCGTTTTTGGCGTTTTGAAAGACGACGGCGACGAGACATTGCCATTTTGATAAATAATAATTATATAGTATCTAAAGAATAAATAATTATTATTGTAAACATTATGCCGTCGCATCCACCTTCGCCCACGACTCCGGACACAAGTCCGTCGTATTATGTGAAACACCCGGCCCAAACCAAACACTCGGATAGCAAACGACCTTCCCGGGGTTCGCATTGAAATACGCACCCCACCAACTAAATGTGCTATTTGCGATGATATTATGGTCACATACACTCATCAGTAAGATTTGCTGCCAATCAGCGATGGTATCACGGACGAAATGGAATTGGATATCGCGTCCATAGGCGGGCCCGTTGACGTCTGTCACACATCGCTGTTTCAACTCGGCGACCTGCTTGACGACGATTTCCTTATCACAGGGTTCGTAGAATACGATAAATGTCAATGCGTCGGAGATAGAAGTCTCTGTGGCGATACGCGAAATCGCACGATAATAATACTCTACCGACATAACTGGATGTATATGTAAATTCAAAACAGAATCACCTATACGAAAATGCATGCTTACCAATATACGTTTTTTTGTTGGACTTCCCGCATAATCCGAACTCCACGATTCATTTGAATACAATTGTTTTATCCACAATTGCTGTTCTGGGAGTTGAATCAGTTCACATACATTAACATATTTATCTGCGAAATATTTCTCGCTTTGAAAATAACCGTGAAGACGAAGCGGTTTGGGGTATTTCGGGGTCTCGGTTGGGACAGGTGTATAATGAAACCCGATTTCATTCCAAGTAGGTAACGACTGGAACATTTTATAAGTGGTGGTATTTGATGGAGTAAGATAAGAACGCAAACCACGAAAGAATGTAGACCAATATGTAAAACGAGGATGACCTGGATGTCCATATATTTCCTCTTGTTGTAAGAAGAAAAATGTGTCTTTATTTCGTAGTGCGGCGGCAATAGTCGCGAAAATCTGGAACAATTGATTTCCTAATCCACCCATAATCGTCGCTGTTATCATTGAATTTATAAACAAATAATGATGTATGTTTTAAGTTGATTCGGGCGGACGGACGGACGGACAGGTTATAATAATATATCGCGAAACAAAAACCATAGTTTATCAGGTAATGTTTGATTCACTTTTACAATACAAAAATCCGCATCGGAATTATTGCTTCTAAAAATACAATCTGAAATCAAATGCTGATCATCCTGAATTACAACATTATGTGAAATATACTTTTCAAGCGTGGTTTGAAATGTATGTGACCACCATTTCATTTTCTCTCGACCGGTTATAAAAAATCCGCCAGAAATGAAATGCGGTCGTTTATCGTATATTGTTCGCGGAAGATCGGTTTCAATATCTATATTCGATGGATGAAAATGTTCGGAATAATATTTCAATGCTATAGACATATAATTTGGACTAACATTACACCCATAATAAACCCGGGTTTTATCCAACGCGTTTAATTTCTCTGGATTCGGCCATTTGTCTCGAATGATATTACTATAAGATGTCTGTGCGTCTGTCAACATTGTATATCGCGGTAAAAGCGTGTCTCGGAAATACCCGATATCACACCAACCGTAATACTCCGTATCCGTATCGAAATACCGGCGTTGGATTGTTTCATTTACAAAATGAACCTTTTCACACCATAACATATTCAAGCGCCAGTCGGATACATTATACAATTTACATTCTGGGTTGTCGTTGTTTTTTATCCAGTATTCTGCGTATTTATAATTATAAAATTCAGTATAGGGTTTAATAACTACCTTAATTCGCGACCGTGTTTCAGTGTCTAATTTGTTGACTTCGCTAACAATAAAATTATACGTTTCTTGACCCGTATAAATAACAAGGTAAAATCGTTTTACAATACGAATGAATCCGCGCATCCATTCGATGTGTAAAGACGCCCCGTGCCTGTTTTTTAAGTTATACCAACAAGTTGAAAATGTGATGTTTATTGGATTTGCCATATTCAATGGTGTAAATAATATAAATATTGTGTCAATATTATTTATTAGAATTAAACACTTTAAAATTTAAAATGGATGACTCGTCGCTGCCGCCGCCACCGCCGCCGCCGCTCCGTCGATTTTCAGATATCAAACACGCGATATATATCAATCTGGATTCACGGCCCGACCGTCGCGCACAATTCGAGTCGCACTTTGAAGAATTATACCGGATGTATCCAAAAGAATACACCTTTTTCCCTATTACTCGATTTTCGGCGATGAAACATAAACACGGTGCGGTAGGTTGTTCTAAAAGTCATATCGAGTGTATTCGATTCGCCAAACAAAATGGATGGGATCACGTTCTTATTATGGAAGATGACGCACTGGTGAAACATCCGGAGATTCTCTCGACTCAGGTGACCTCTTTTTTATCGAACTTTCAAGATAATTGGGATGTCGTGCTTTTTTCGGGGAATAATTACCCGCCATTTAAAATAGAATCGCCGTGCTGTTTTCGGATTGCGAATTGCCAGACGACTGGGTGCTATTTGGTATGTAGTCGGTATTATGATACACTCCTTCGTAATTTTGAAGAAGGAGTCGCACAACTTGAATCCAATCCAGGTCAGGTAAGTTCGTTTGCTTGCGACGCGTATTGGAAACAACTACAGCGAGCGGACCGATGGTATCTCATTACACCGATTTGTGTGACACAGCGGCCGGGGTATAGTGATATAGAGAACCATTTTGTGGATTATGAGAAATTGATGCTGGACTTGGTAAAAAATCCGACTCCGGCTAGGAGACGGTGAACCGAGGACGAATGTCTGAGGGTAGCCGAAGAATCAGGCTCCGACTCCGGCTAGGAGACGGTGAACTAGACCTCCGTCAAATAATGGTCCACTACCCACCACGCGAAATCGCGATCGCTTGGATAATGAAGACCCGCCATAATCCGGATATTCGCACACTTGGTCGCGACCTCCATTAGTGCGTGGGTTTTGGCGGGAAATTTCCGTGACAGTACTTTAGCTAAATAATATGTCTGGACTGCGTGACCTGACGGGTAGGACGGTGTATCTGCGGAGTCTGATCGTAATAATGTCCCATTCGCTTCATTGATGACTTCGGGTGCGACAAGTGCTGGTCGTGCGCGATTGTATATGCGTTTCAGTGTTAATGTAATGAAAGTGACACGCATACCCGTGAGAATCCGGTCCATTTCTTCGACAGACATTTCTTCTGGCTTGATTACATTTGTGAATGCGGCGGCGGGGTTCATATCAGTCAACCGGAAAAACGCGATATCGCTCGGCATTCGTTTCATAATGTATTCGGTGATGACGGTATTTATCTCGGTTTTATTGTCGGGGTACATTTTACCGAACCCAGATATCGTCAGATTAAATGTAGGATACCACCAATAATAACGTTTTTGTTGGACGAGCAGAACAAGAATATAGGTTATTCCTAAAGCAATAAAGATGCGGTATCTGTCAGGATCACGTTCCACGATATGATAATAATATGACCCGAACCGTTCACGCATTTCTGTGACAGCACCACTTTCTTTTTTTGGAGGCGGCATTCCGATAAATGTCCGGACCTCATTTAATTTTGGTAAAACTACCATAATTCTGTAATATATACAGGGTTAAATATATATTACAGTCGTCGTTGACGACGTCGTGGTCGTGGGCGCGGTCGCATTTTTACACGCGGAGAGGAGTGGGGAAGCCGACGAGGTTGGCACCGATACCGAAGCCCGCACCGGTCCTTGCGGAGACAGCCAAACTGGGGACATACGTATCCAAGATACTAAAGGTTGCTGCGGCGGTGAGCGCGATAAGGGCAACCTCATCAAACGCCAAACTGCGTTTAGGGATAGCATAAGCGGCAATAGCCACCATAACACCCTCCACCAAATACTTAATGGTTCTCTTCACGAGTTCGCCTAAATCAAAAACTCCAGCGGTCATTTGAAATATTATTATAAATAATGGAAAGAAATTATTATTTATGAATTACCATTAACGGAATGGAAAATAATGCGTTTAAAACACTTAAACAACAATAATGTAGTATATTATACCGTCGTTATTTTCGTTCGATTCTTATTATGTACGCTACTTCATCGTCTGATTCGTCGTCCGCTGCTGTGCCACTCGGCGTTGAGCTGAAACAAACCAAAACGGGATCGATCAATCCTAAATATATCGATTTGTTGGAGGAGGATAAACCGATTGCCGGTCAAAAGTTTGCTTGCTTGTCTTTCGTGTCCCCAGAATCGATTTTGAAGCAGAAGGACCATTTCTTTTTCGAGAAATTTCTTCACTATTGGGACTATCAAAAGTCGATGGAGAAGTTCGTCCAGTTCCTTAATTTCGTTTCATTTAAATACAATGTGAATTTCGACAAGATTTCCGCGGATTTTCAGGAGTTTGCTAAAGAGGAAAAGGAGACTCTACAAAAGACGAACATCTATGACGAATACAAGACGTTCCTAGATAAGCACGAGGATGATCTTGAAAACGAATTTGGCGATAAGCATAATTTCCAGACGAGTATACGCGGTTTGAAGGTGCGTGGTGTGTTTGGATCGCAGAAGGAGGCGGAATTGCGTTGCCAGATGTTGCGTGAGGTTGACCCGAATCACGACGTCTACGTCGGTCCTGTCGGGTTGTGGGTTCCCTTCCACCCAGAGGCGTATAAGACGGGTCGGGTTGAGTATATGGAGGAGACCTTGAACCAGTTGATGGCGGAGAAGAAGAAGAATGAAGAGCAGGCGAAGACGGAGTTTGATAAGCGTGTCAAGGAGACGAAGGCGAAGGCGATTGAGGAGAATATCAAGTTGGCGAAGGATAGCGGGAATAAGCTCACGCAGATGTTGGCGAAGGATGGCGAGACGTTGGTCGATGCGAAGCCGCGTGATCTGGATGAGAGCACGAGCAGTGCGGGCACGGGCACGGGCGGCGGCATTTGGAATGCGGGTGATGATACCGCGTCTGTGTCGATGACCGTGGAAGAGATGCGTAAGGAGCTGTTTGAGAGCGATGATGTCGTTATGGATAAGAAGACCGACCACGGATTGTCGAGACTGACAGGGGCTGAGGCGGAGAAATAAGTATTTGAATTATACACACCCACAAAAAATGTGGATTATTATTACTGCGAGTAATACGGTTTATCGAATAGATTAAACCGCTACACAGTAATAATAATCATTGAAGACTGTTTTGTCTTTTACGCTGCGGCTCATTTTGGCCGTGGAGAAACCTTCGGATTCTGACGCTTTCGCGATCGTATTCCACGTTTTAAGGACTTGATTGGAACCCACTAACCTCTTTTCCACCTTCTTGCCCGTGGTTGAAAGTTGGACGCCAATGATGGGGTTTGCGCCTTGTTCTTGGACTGCGTTTTGTTTGAGGGAATAATAATTCTCTTTCAGAGCGAGACCGTAATAGCCTTCATTCGCGGTTTCAACCCAAATCGTCGCCTTGAGTGCGTTAGGACACGTATTCAAATACGTCTTCAGGTTCTTCAAATCGGTTTCACCGGGGGTCTGTCCCACTGAGATTTTCCATTGCTGATACTCTTTCAGGAGTGTTGAATTCAGGATTTTGCCACGGTCGGAGAATTGACAGCACTGGAAAATAAAGGTTTCCACACTGAATTGGGCTGGGTTTTCGGCCTCGTTTGCGATGACCTTCTTGTATTCCACTGTCTTTAATTTGATGCCATGATAGCCGTGAATACGACCGATACGTTTGGGTTTAAATTTGACGTCCATATAATGCTTCAATGCGTGGAAGGTCTCTTTCGCTGGTTTTATATGGGACCAAAGACGAAAACGTCCTTCAAGGTTCACGGATTCCTCTTCCACATCAGGGCGTACAATACAGCAGGCTGCGACGAATTCATTGAATTTTTGCGTCATTTCATCGTCGGGTAAAAGAATATGTTGAGTGAAGGGGGATTCATTCTCAGTCGCAACAACTTGAAGCGCCTGCGACTGTTGCGCGGTCTTCTCGCGGAGTTCATTGTTCGCAAGTGTCAGGTCGTGGATTGCCTTCTTTTTTGATTCGAGGTCACTGACAAGTTTCGCGTTCTCGGCCTCCAATTCTTGATTGCGCTGAATAAGCCTGTTGAAATTTGCCACATTGTACATTGTAGAATGGATGATGTCCTCGATATGTTTTGTCAAGCGGTTAATTGTGAAATTGGTGCTGTCATATGCGATAATTTCGGTTTTGTTTTTACCGGCAACTTCAATCGTGCGAAGTTGGCGTTTGATTTTTGGATGGGACTTTATGTGGTTTTCAATTTCGACTTTGTTATGAACCTTGAATGCTGCGGCGAGGATGAAGTTCGTGTATTTCTTGTGATGATCGGCGACCCGGGTGGCGAGGTTGTTGGTGTGGCCGAACTTGATGAGTTTCTCGTTGTCGGCGTTTGTATTGTCGATGGTGCCGAAATAAATACACTCGGTGTTAACTGGAAATTGGCTGATAAGAGTTTGTTCAATTGCGCGTTTCTTTTCTTGGGTCAGGGTGATGGTGGCTTGGTTGAGTTGCGCATTTGTTTGTTCGAGTTGAGCGCGGAGTTCGCTGGTTTCAGAATCGAGTATTTGATGCAATGAATCCTCCATTTTCATATAGTACTCGTGGATTTCACCGGCTTTCTTGGTCTGTGCCTTCAAACACAGCAGTTTGAAGCATCGGATGGTGAGTTTGATGGTTTGCTTGTTGTGTCCGCCGTGTTTTTTGGGTTTGTCGGAACCGGATTTGTCTGGCGAATGAGATGGTTGTTCGTCGTCGCTATCATCTGATGTGACAATTTTATAATCAACATCAAGTTTGAAGTTAGTTTCAATCATTGTTTTTGCGGTTACCTTTTGCGTGAATCCAAGCCATCTCCAAACATTATCCAAATCAACAACAAAGTCAGTATTCTTATTATAATTGAGGTAACAATAAAAACTACTAACAAACAACTGTTGCTCGAATGTGCTGAAGTTTTCTTGAAGTTTTTCAAGAAGAATATTGTTATATTTTTGAGACAACTTTGTAATCGGATTTTTCTCGATGAGCTCAACAATGTTGAGGGTTGCGGAAGAGGCGGCGCAGGCAGAAGAAGCGGCGGACATCGTTATGAGCGTATGTTATACTATGTATAGACGGATGTCTTTAAGTTGTTTTTAGATACACAACCAAGTTTATACAAATAAGATTGTAATATTAATTATAAACATAAAATTGAAATAAATAGACTGACTATATTCTTCAATATAACCGGAACAAATGAGTTCTTTCACGCGTGATTTGGAGGTGTTGGTCTGTCATTTCAAGACACAAAAGGTCCATTTAACATTACATTTGGAGAAAAACTACCGAGAGAATATCCATTATATCAAATATCCGGTCACAGCTGATGGTAAAACAAAAAAGCAGAATGGTGGACAAAATCGAATCGTCTATATGCTTACAGAAGACGCATTTGAACTACTGAAAAACTCATTCAAGCTGAGAAGTAAATATATTGTAGATGTGTCTGAAAATGTGAAGTGTGTCAAATTCCCAATGTGTATTGAAGGACAGACCATCGGGTTTATTGAAAATGCGTATCGCGGTTTACGCGCAATGTCCCGACAGTTTCAGGTTGGACCGTATTTCACGGATTTGTGTTTCACGGACGATTTCATTGTCGTGGAATGCGATGAATACGGGCATCGCGAACGGTTAGTGGCGAACGAAGTGGCGAGAGAGGACTTCATCAAGAATCAGGGTTACGCCATAATACGTTACAATCCGAATGAACCAGGGTTTGATTTGTCTGATGTGTTGAATAGTATAAATAGGCGGTTAATGTTGCTTTTATAAATCAAAAGCAGATTTACGAAAGCGTTGGGCTGGACACTGTCGCTTTTACATTTGAAAAGCGATATTTATGAAAGCGCCGGTGAAATGATGATCGCTTTCATAAATCAAAAGCAAAAAATACGATTAAAATGCTAATTTATCCATCTTACGCCTCCAACATGATTATAACTTTCTAATTTCGGAATCTTGCTTTAGTCTATCCTAGAGCAAGATTCTCACCAAATACCGTGACATTTATTTCCACAAATCACAAATTATATTTTCCAGTATCACCACTTACTCTTCTTCACGTTAATCTTCGGTGCCTTACTGGTTTTCGAGGCGTTTGGGTCATACGACTGCTCTCCTTCGTCATCAGAACCGAGATTCTTCGATATTTCCCAGAACTCCTTACTACCCAGC